CGCGCAATCGGTTGGTGTGTTGTAGAACATATAAAAATATTTGCATCCCGTTAAGAACCCCTTTACCTTTGCAGCACCTTAAATACCACAACCATAATACAGATTAACCTTAGACCGCTTACGGAACTTGGAAAGATATACATTTCTAATACGAAGTGAGCACGTGAAAAACACAGAGTGATTTAATTCAACTTTCTGTTTAGCTATGAGCTAACAAAAGTAAAGAGAGAGGGATCGTGATGATTCTCTCTCTCCTTATTTTGTAGGGTTACTAACCGATTGCGTTGGCGAGTAGCTCATGCGGTGCACTTTCGAGAGAGTCGGGGAGGGGTTATTCCAACTCCACCACCGTGATGCCTGCGCCGCCGAACTGGACATGTTCGTCGTGGTAAGAGCGCACACCGGGGAGTGTCGAGAGATACTGTCGAATCAGTTGTCGGAGGGCTCCTGTGCCCGTTCCGTGCAGGATGCGGACTTCGCCGACGCCCAAAAGGATGGCGTCGTCCATATAATAGGTGACGGCCATCAGTGCCTCCTCGCCGCGCATACCGCGCACGTCAATTTCCTGTTTGAAATGCAGTCGGCGCTCCCGAATCTCGTCGCTGACGGCGGGAGAGCGCGTGCCGCTTGTGAGGTTGGACTGCTGTTGCTCGCGCTTCAGTTGGGACTTGCTGACGCGTTCCAGGCGGTCGGCCGTCACGGTGCTTTTAATCATGCCGAAGGCCACGACACATTCTCGACCGTTCGTGCTCATCACCTCGCCGGGTGTCAGTTGTCCCTTCAGCCGAACGTGGTCGCCCGGTCGGAAAACCTCCTCTTTTGTCGGCGCTTTGTCCGCCTTAGCTGCGGCAGATTTCTTCGGGTTATTCTTGTGCGCAACCGCAGCCTTCTGTTGCGTTTCTATCTTGTCGCGGAAGTCCGTCAATTCGGCACGCACGGCGCGCGTTGCCTCCTTTTCGGCTTGTGCCTCCTTAATCTTGCGGATGGTATTTTCAATCTTAGCGTTCGAGTCGCGCAGCAATTGAGCTGCCTCGTCGCGAGCTTGTTGCATCAGCTCCTGCCGTTTGGCTTTCACCTCGGCCAATTGCTTTTCGAGCGCAGCGCTCTGCTCTTCGAGACGTTTCTCTTGGGCGTGAATCTTCTGACGCTTTTGCTCCCAATAGCGCTTGTCGCGCATGAGGTCTTGCAGATACTTGTCCATATTCACATAGTCCGACCCCACGATGCGTTTGGCCTCTTCGATGACCTCGATCGGCAGACCGATCTTATAGGCGATTTCGATGGCAAACGAGCTGCCCGGCCGACCTGTTTCGAGTTTGAACAGTGGACGCATCTCGTGGCGGTCGTAGAGCATGGCGCCGTTCACGATGCCCGGCGTTTCCTCGGCGAACTGTTTGAGGTTGGGGAAGTGGGTCGTGATGACGCCGTGCGCACCCGCCGCGTTGAATTTGGCGAGCAAAGCCTGCGCGATGGCGCCACCGATTTGCGGCTCCGTACCGCTGCCGAACTCGTCGATGAGTAGCAGTGTGCGCCGACCTGCGTTGCGGACAAAATATTTCATGTTCGTCAGGTGCGAAGAGTAGGTCGAGAGGTCGTTCTCGATGCTCTGCTCGTCGCCGATGTCGATGAAGATATGATCGTAGAGTGTGCAGACGGAGTTTTGACGCACGGGGATCGGCAAGCCGCATTGCAGCATGTATTGCAGCAATCCCAACGTCTCCAGGCAGACCGACTTACCGCCCGCATTGGGACCGGAGATCAAAATGATGCGTTGCTCGCCGTCGTCCAGTCGGATGTCCAGCGGCACCAACGCCTCCGCTTTGTGCTCTGCCCGAAAGCGTAGCGCGAGTAAGGGGTGATAGGCCTGTACCCAGTCCGTCACGTGTGCCTCGGCGTCCACTTTCGGGACGGAGGCCTCCACCTTCAAGGCGAACTTCGCCTTGGCGCGGATGAAGTCTATCTCGCCGAGGAAGTCGTAGGCCTCCGCAAGGTCGGGCAGTAGTGGACGGATATAAGCGGCCACCTCGCTCAAGATGCGAATTATCTCCTGCCGCTCCTCGCCCTCCAACTCACGGATGCGGTTGTTGGCGTCCACCACCTCGGCCGGTTCGATGTAGAGCGTTTTGCCTGTCGCCGACTCGTCGTGGACGATGCCTCGAATCTTGCGTTTGTTCGACGGTGCTACGGGGATCACCAGTCGGCCGTCACGCATCGTGGGCGTTACGTCCTTCTCCACGAAACCCTCGCTTTGGGCGGAGCGCAAGATGCTGTTCAGGAGGCGCGAGATGCTGCTGACGGTCTGTTGCAACTGTCGGCGGATGTCGGCCAAGGCGGGACTGGCCGTGTCGCGCATCTCGCCTGTGGGTGAGAGGATGCGGTCGATGCGGCTGATGAGTTCCGGGAAGGTGACAACCGTCAGTGTCCGTTGTTGCAGCAGGGGGTAGACGCGCCGACCATCTTCCGACTTCGGGTTGAAGAAGCGCACCAGGTCCGCCACCGTAGCCAGGGAGCGGCGCAGCGCGAACAGTTCTTCGACTTCGAGGAACGTGCCCTCCAAGCGTAGGCGACGCAAGGCGTCGGTCATGTCGAAAAAGCAATCGGTAGGCATCGGCGTCTGGCTTTCCGTCAGGACGCGCATCATCTCGTCCGTCAGCGTAAGCCATCGGTCAATCTCGTCGGCTCGCGTCGAAAACTGCATCTCGTCCACGCGTGCGGCTCCAAGGGCGCACAGCGTCGTTCCGCGCAGCATGGCGCGAATCTTATCGAACCCAAGTTTCTGTTCGAAGTGAGTGGGATATATCAATGTAGATGAAAATGAGTGTAGGGTGATACAAATAAGAATAGGGAGCGTTGGAAATAGGCACCGCGCTTATTCCAGTTCCCCGACTCCTTGGCGCACGATGGTCACGTCGCCATCCGAGAGGTCTACGACGGTCGAAGGCTGGTCCAGGCCATAGCCCCCGTCGATGAGGATGTCGGCCTGACGCTCGAAGGCTTCGGCGATGAGGTCCGGGTCCGTCATATACTCGCGTTCCTCGCGGCCGCCTTTCTCATATTTGAGCGAGGCCGTCAAGAGCGGAGTCCCCAACTCCTCCAAGAGGGCGTGCAGAATACCGCTGTCAGGAATACGGATTCCCAAGGTCTTTCGGGCCTTAAAGATTTTAGGCAACTTATGCCCCGCCTCTAAGATGAACGTAAACGGGCCGGGCAGATTGCGTCGCATCAACTTAAACTGATCGTCATTGAAGCGTGCGTATTCGCACACCTGACTAATGTCGCGACAAATGATCGACAGCGGTGACCGTGCTGTCTCCTGCGCGCGATACTTGTAGATACGCTCCACGGCGCGTGCGTTCAAGGCGTCGCAGCCGATGGCGTAGACCGAGTCGGTCGGGTAGATGACGATACCGCCGTCGCGAATGGTCGCTGCGATACGTTCCACGAGCCGGAGGTCCGGATTCTGATCGTAGAGGGTGATGCGTTCCATATTTAGACCTTTGAAAATCCGTAAGTTATCGCTGCAAAGCTAATGTATTACACTTAAATGCTTTGATTACAGCGAGTTACGTTTGTGCGCTTCAATCTGTAGCAACAAATTAGCGGCAATTTCGCAGTTATGGCGCAAATATATGCGGTTTATTCGTTCATTGCAACAAAAGCCCGTCCCTTTGCGCTTTTTCTCTGATGGCCGCAAGCACCCACGGGTTCTTCTTCCCGATTTTATCGAGCACCGCGGGCAAAACTTCGTCCGTGATTCTGATTGTAAGCGTAGGTGCTTTGAACTCTTTGGGTTTCCGTCCGGCGCCTTCGCGTTTTCCGCCCCATTTTTTTGGCTTGTTTTCCATAATCGTTATATTTGCCGCAATCTAACCCCAAAGCATCGGGAGTTGGCGCTCCCGATGCGGGTGGAAAATTAAAGATTAAGAATCATCGTCACTTTAATTTTCCAAATTCTAAAGGTGATTTTGAGTTCCATTTTAGAATTGGGTTAGATTTTCCTTCACTTTTCTCGGCGGTCAGGATTTGCCAAGCAATCTATCTCTCTGATTGCTCTGCAAAGATACAAATTTATTTTGATTTTGGCAAATCTTAATTCAAAAATTTTCTAATAAAAACGTACTTTTTCTTGACTAAAATTGCCGCTAATATTCCCCCTATTATTCCAATTGATAGAAGCGCAAAGTTTCCCCGTGTTTGGGCTTTCGTGTCGCTTGTATCCTGTGTGTGTGCCGTTAAGGAATGGCTCTCGGTTGCGCTATCGGCAGACGTGGTCACTGTGCTTTGACGGGCGCTATCCGTAGCCTGCTGCGTCAGCGACACGAGCGCGGCGACGCGCGGCACGCTGTCGGTATTGTCGAAGATAACGGCGTTAAGGTGGCAGCGGATGTTGGAGAGATGCACGAGGTCGGAGGTCGTAGTGAGTAGGGAGACGTTACTCATGGTGCACTGTTCGGTGGTCTGCGTTTGTTTCGTCTCTGTGCGTCTCCTGACTGCGCAGGAGCCAAGCAAAAGTGCGATGAGCACCAACCATAAGGCTTTCATGCTATCCCAAGATAAAAGTTTGCTTCAGCGTCGCGCCGTTTGACGAGGCCGGGTAAGACCCGCCCTCCTGCCCCGTGCACCCACTTGCGGAACTCGCCCGGTATAGACGGGTCGTTGGGGTTTTGTTTGACTTTGGCAAAGAGGGTGGAGCGGCGGAAGACACCGGCGCCGACGTTGTAAACAAAAGACACAAGCGCGTCGAACTGGCTTTGCGTCAGGTTCATTATTTTGTTCACCTCCTTCTCCGCCTCTTGCAGGTCTTGCCGGAGATATTCTGTAGCTTTCTCCGGCGTGACGTGGTCGCCCATCTTCACGTTCCTCGTATGACCATAGCCAATGGTAGGAATACCGGAGGGGCAATAATAGGCGTCTGCACGGTACCCCTCCCATTTTTTGATGCACTCCAGCATCTTGTCGCTTGTTTTCATTTTTCTGTCGGGTGTTAATTGTAAGAAATATATTTGCCCACGTTGACGGTCACGATGCACGGGAATAAGTCACGGTCGCGTTCCAGGCGGTCCGCCATGACGGCGCTCCGGGTAATGGTATAGTGGGAGTATTCGGCCAGCTCGTCCTCGTTGGCTGCCTTCGCGGCGTCTCCAGCGTAGCAAAAGAGTATGGCCACCTTTTCTACGTGTTTAATCGTGACGGGGGCGGATTTTAGAATAAGTATCTGTTGCTTGTTGAGCGTTGTGATGCTCACGAAACGGGCTTTGGAGAGGCCAAAGAATGAGCTCGGCCGTAGGTCTTTGAGTTGCTTGAAGTCCATGCGTTTCTTTTTGTTGAATAATTTTAGTTTATCCCCTAAGGTGATCTGCAAAAGATGTCGGCAGTCGCCGTGTGTGGCCCAGCCGTAGAAGCCTCCCATCTGTTGCTTGAAGACTTTGTCGGGGACGTGCCCTGCGCTGAGTTGTCGCGCCCGACGCTGCATGTGCAACTTGGTCTTCTTGCGGAGGGCGACGTGTGTCGGACGTATGACGTAGCCCACGATGTCGGCGCCGTAACTCATGGGAGCGATTCTCCAGTTTGGTTTCATTTCGAGCGCGCGTGCCGCGAGCCAGTCCACCATTTCTCGCCGTACCTGTTGTGCCGCGTTCTTGTCCGGCGTAATGATGATTATGTCGTCCATATTACGCGCGAAGTCGAGAACCGAGTGGTGCTGTTCTAATTGCCGATCGATGTAGGTCAGATATAGATTGGCGTGGAACTGGGAAAGAGGGGCCCCAATGGGGATGCCCGGCCCCTCGTAGCTATCCACCAGACGAAACAGAAAATCTTGGACTTTAAGGTCCGGAATAGCGGCAAGAATGTCAGTTTTGAGCTGTGTCATGTCGATGTGCTCGTAATACTTGCGGACGTCCATTTGAAAGAATGTCGCGTTGGGATGGTCGCTAAATGCCTTGGCCACGTATTTCATCATGTTGGTTGTCCCGCGTCCTTTGATGGAGCCAAATGCGTGCGCGGAGAAGTGAGCCATAAAGACCGGCTCAAGGACGTTCAACACGGAGCGCTCCGCGATGTTATCTGCCCAGTCACTGTGATAATGTATATCCCGTTCTTTGGGCTCATAGACTTTCTTTTGGTCGTAAGGTGAGAAGACGTACCCGTCTTGCAAGCGGCGCAAGAGAGAGGCTTCGCGTTCGGCACGATGGTCCACCCAAGCCTTTGCCCGCGCACGCAAGGCGTCGTAGTGGTCTTCGGGGACTACATACCCCATGACGGCATTAGCCGCGTGAGTGACGTTGAGCGGGTCGCAGATTCGCGCCCATAGCTCTGTCGTTGTGCCGTCGGCCTGTGGAGCCGACGGCGTCTGATATGTTCTGCCACCGTTGGCGGCGGCAAAGACCTCGGCGCAGAAGAGGGAAACATTTGGGGCGGCGACCCCGTAGACATTGTCCGCATTGCCGACATTGTTCGCATTGTTCGCACGGCCCACCCCCGCGAGAGAGGAGCCAGAGGGTCGCTGTATGGTCGAGGCCTTATTGGGTATCATTGATGATGGACCATCCCTTGTGGGATGGGGGTGACGTCTTCAATGGTCGTGCCGTCGATCGGGTAGCCCGCGACGGAAACGGAGACGGCGTCGAGCAGGTGGGCGTCGGACGTTGGCCGGAGCTGCTCCTCGACGCCCAGGGCGGCGCTGTGGAGCAGCTCTTGGTCAGACGTCGGGGTGAGTATCGCGTCCAGCTGCAAAGAAGTACTGTCGAAAAGCGTTATCATACGTTCAAGAGATTGGAGTGGACTTGCAATTTCAGCTGTACGTAACGGGCATGCGCTCTCACCTTCTGCAATGCTTCGGAGTAGCCACCTTGGCTTGACGGCTGCCAAGCCAGGTAGTTACCGGAGCTGATGATATTGCCGTCGGTGTCGGTCTGGTATACGCCGCCTGCGCGTCCGGCGAAGTATTCTCCCCACATTTGAGCCTGAATCCACGGCTGCGAGGGGACGCGCGTGTCATCGAAGATGGCAGCCACGCGGTAGCTGCTGTCGTCGCAGGAGAAGGTGTCCGTGTCGTTGACTGCGATAAAGCTCTCGTTGTGTGCGATGCGGCGGCCTCTATAGGTTATCTCCATGTTGTAGATATTGCAATACGTGCCGCCCTTCTGCAATCCGTCGGCCGCCGTCAGCAGGCAGTAGGCCGTGGGACACGTGCGCAGCAGCATCACGTCTTCGACGTTGGCATCTACGAGTTCGGCGGCGTAAGCGTCCTCGACGCCGTCTTCAGTAGGCATCGTGATGGTCAGCCCGTCGGCGCCCGCCACGATGATCTCGCCCTCGGAGACGTACTGGTCGCCGGCAAGCAGCGGACCGCCGTGCACGGCGTAACGGCCTTCGGGGAGCGTACTACCTATGGCGTAGGTAGTCCCTTCGGGAGCGGCGGCGCCGGCATGGATGCCGTGCGTCTGGTATTTGTTGGCGAAGTCGGCGAAGAGCCCGGAGATGGCTACCTTGTTGGGGTCCAGCACGAGCACCTTGCTGAGTATCTCGCCACGCGCACTGCCATTATCCACGAGCACCACCGTGTCCTCCTGCACCCCGACACAGCCAGCTGCGGTCTGCTCGTCCCAGGAACCGGCGACGCCTTCAGAGTCGGTGAGTACGGGGATATGGATGGCGGGCGGGAAGGCGCCGCGGTACTGGTTAGCAACGGGGCATACGTCAGTGTCCAACGTGTCGTACCGTGGCGTGACGTCGCCACGGTCCGGGTCGTTGAAGATCTCGTAGCTCGACTTGTCGGACAGCACGCAGTCGGAAAACTTTGTCTGTTTGTTCGACGCTAAGCCTTTGTTCTCTATGTACGTGGTGAGCCATGCGATGCGTTCTGCGCTTGTTTCGCCTTCGGGGGTAAGTAATGTATCCCCGTCATAAAATTCGCAGTCAGACGCGAAAAGACAGCGTGAGAACGTGAGGCCTTCGTCCACATAGAAAGCGCATTTACCGAAGATCCAGGCTTCGAGGGTAGCGCCGTTACTGAGGCGCTGCTGGGTGCGCAGACTGATGGGGACGTTATACACCGTGTTGTTATACAGATAGCTTGAGTTTGCGGTAAAATATAGCGGGTAAGAGGCGTTGGCCTGTGGCGAGACGAACGCCACGTTCGTCACTGAGCTATAGCCCCCTATAGCCCCCATATATAGCCCACAAGCCCTCAAGATGACAGAGGGGGCGGCGACCCCGTAGACATAGCCCGCACGGCCGACACCGTCCGCACTGTCCGCACGGCCCACCCCCGCGAGAGAGGAGCCAGAGGGCGAAGCGCTCAGGCCGTAGGCGGAGGCAGGACAGTTCTTGAGGACCATATTCTTCGTTGAGAAGCCATAGCAGGTGTACAGCCCTGCCCCGTCGAACGTCGCGGCGCCTAAGTAGTCGCCGTTGATGGATGCGCTATGGTTGCCGTCGCTCATGTCTTCCGAGAAGGTGCCTCGGCAGTAGATGGTGCCCGGATTATACGTCGTATGTCCTCGCCACGCGCGACCCAGGCTGCGGTACGGGTTATCCATCGTGCCCGTGCCGAAGATGTCTGAACCCGTGGCAGAGTCTACATAAACGGCACCGCTATACCTGTTTCTCCATTTATACGGCTTCATTAGATACCTCCTTTCTTTCAATCAGTAACTTATCCTGCTTCTTGGCCCAAGAGCCGGTGGTGGGACTGATGTATTCGCGCCTGACGCGCACTATTCCCTCACCGGTCTCCAACGTGTACTCCGTCGGGCGGCCAAACTTATCTCTTGTACACGGCAGGGAGTTCTCGCCGCCCAACCGCGGCTCCACCTGCTCGCGAACCCAGGCGTAGAACGCTTCGTCCTGCGTCTCTTTGGCGTCGTCATAAAGGACGCCGTCAGCTAATTGTATCTTCATCGTTGATGCGTTTATATGTTACACCTATGGCGGCCTCCAGGCCGTCTGTTTGTCGTTTGATGTCCCACACCATAGGACTGCCCGCGGGGATGACTTTTCCAACGGGTGTCTCCTCGTTGAGCGTGACCGTGTCGCAGTTCACCGTCTGCACGGCGGTGATCTCCACGCGGCACGTCTCCATGTTGAGCACCGTGGCAGTCGCCGCGTCCGTGCCGAAGTCAATGGAGTAACGACCGATGGCTGCTGCCTCCTGGCGTTGCTGCTCGGCAGCAGCACGTGCCTGCTCAGCGGTCTCGCGGTCCTGCTCCAGCGTCTTCCAGTACACCTCGGCCGACCCAAAGTCATTCAGTGTATCCTCGACTTTTTTAACCAAGTCGGCGGTCGCGGCTTTAGCGCCCCGTGCGGCGTTCGTGGCGGGTTGGCCGTTGGCCAGACACGACCACCACTCCGTGTCCGTCACCTCATGTCCCACGTTGCCGTCCTTGCGCGAGAGGAAGCAGCTGTCTTCCGTGGTCACGAACTGGTAACGCTCATACGACCGCTCCGCGTCGTAGACGCCGGCGTCCTGGAAGGCCACCTTGCCTAATTTCAGGTAATTCATTTCCGTTGCCATTCTCTAATATTTTAGTATTAAATCACCGGCCTCGTCCAAGGCGATATTCACCTTATCCAAGCCCTCAAAATATGCCATTGTCAAGATATTGTCCTCGTCGATAAAGAACCCAACGTAGAAGACGTCGCCGCGACGCCCCACGAGCGACGTCAGCCACTCGCTCTCCGTCCCCGTGAAGCCATTGCGGACGGCGATCTGATAGGCACTCGCCCCCTGGACGCCTATCTGTAGGTACGACTCACAGACTTTAAGCTCCGGCGACTGCGCTAACTCGTCGCTGCACTCATGGCCCACGATACGGAAGGCGTCGCAGACCGCTATGGCGCCGTTGCTGCCTGCGGCCTGCTCCTGATAGAGGAGCGCGTAACGGCCGACGGTCTGTCGGTCAGACGGAATGGTGAAGCGCACGACGTTGCCCACCGTCTCGACGTCGTCGGCCTCCACCTTGGCCTCTCCCTCGCGCCGGTAGTAGACGTGAATATCCCGACCTTCCAGCGCGTCTACACTGCCATTCGTCAGGATGGGCCACGAAACGGTTATGGTGGTCCCTAATTGAAAACTATTCATTGCTTTCTACTGCTGTTATTTGTTCAACGATAATATCTTTGAGCGGCGGCTTCCGCTTGTTGCACCAGAAGTTGTCACAGCGGGCTGAGTCCAGCCGCACACGGTCCTTCTCCGCCTTAAAGCGGGCCACCTCCTCCTGGTGGAGCTGATGTCGAAGGTCCGTGATGACGGCTTCTTTGCGGTCGCTGTCGGCCTTGCTCTCTTCGTAGAGCTTGCGCCACTCTTCCGAGCGCTTGGCCTCGTTGTCTATCTCCTTGGCCGCCGCCGTCTGACGGTGGTAGAGGAAAACGCCCGCGAGCGTCACGACGGCGTTCACAACGCCCCCGATGATGGTAATCACGTATTCCATTATGTGTAGCTCCCCGGTATTAAAGCCCCACTGCCCCTGAACTTCACTGTATATTTGGCATAGCCGTTCACCTCTCCGGTCTGTCGCACCGATTCGACATACGCTTTTCCGGTGCAATATAGCAGCTGATCTTTTACCTGCTGCTGCGTGCCATAGGCATCCTCTCCTGCATACGCTTCCACACGCACACACTGCCCTATATACAAGTCCACAAGGCTCCCAAGGCTGAGCTTAGCAACCATCAGTGTTGCCGCCGGCGTCTCCAGCTCCTCGCCGTCGGACGTCTTCTTCCAGTAGCTCACGACCCCCTCCGCAGTCGCGGTCCACTCTATGAGCCCTGGCAGATAGGCCTTAACCAACGAGGCTGTTCCGGCGCACACCTCAATCATTGAGCGCGACACGTTGAGCTCCGCGCTCGTTGCGTGCGCAATGGGGGCAAGTACACCCGTTTTTAGCGTTGCAAAGATGCCGAGCTCACGGCCTTTTAGCTTGATTCTCTCCATACCTTAGCCCTCCGTCTCCGTCATTTTTACCGTTACCGTATTGTCGCGCAAGTCCAACTCCGCACTGTCTACGACAAACGTCTTGTCTTGGTACTTAATTTTCTTATATGGATGGAAACCCTCAATTTCGGCTGTCGCGGTGATACGCAGTCGCGGAACGCTGTATTGTGTCTTATAGTCCGCGTAAGGCGTTCCGGTCATATCGACACGCCCTATATTCGTGCCCACCGTCGTGAACAGACTGCTCAGGTCCATTCCGTCTACCCAGCTGCCTTTCTCCCTGGTGTTGTATATCGAGGTTTCGATGTTCGATAAATCGTCATCCACACTTACCTCAACGGCATCCTCTTTTGTCGCAAATGGGGCCACCGTGATGGACCTGAAGTAGCCGTCGATGATGCTTAACGAGAGGCGGCCGGCGGGGACTTTGCGTAGTATTGTCTCTGTCGTGGCCCACCCCGCGCTGTCTTGGCCTTTTCCCCACACAAGCTCGCTAAAGAGTATATTTCCTTTGGCGTCCAACGACTTGAGGCTCACACGGGCTCCATTGGACGTGCCTTCCGCACTTGTGTCTTTAATGTTCGGCGTTTGATTGGAAAGCGCCCCACACCAATAGGTCATCGTCACTTTGACGCCGAGCACACGATACGGCAGATTTACATTCATGGACTGTTCGTGGGTCAGGTTCATCAGTACGGGCACGGCATGCTGCGCCGTCTCCGCGATACTTCCCCCGCGAGCCACGAGGACTCTGTCACAATCCTCTCCAAAGTCCCACGTTCCACTCGCCGGATGCGTCCCTACTACGCCCATTGCCGCCCCCGTGCCCAGGACGACGTCGGGATTCTGATAAGGGGTGCCGTTGATAGCCCATTTCGTCCCGTCCGAGTCCGTATAATAGCCGCCGGCGAAGGTGCTTCCGTTCATCACATAAACCAGCCGGTCCGTATCGAACAGGTCGTCTACAAGCACCATCTCGTCGGACCGTGAGGGCTTCACATTGACATACCTCAGAGCCGGCACAACCTCCATCGAATAGCCGGACGTGCGAATGTTGGTGAGCTCCATGGTGCCGTCCGAGTCTCCAATTACCTCTGTCATTGCCGCTTGGTTACCACGCATCATGTCCGAATACGTGTAGGTCTTGCCGTAGCTGAGCACGTGGAGCACGTTGTTCCACACCATGAACGTTCCGCCCGTGATGCGCCCTATGCCCTCCATGATCTCCAGCCACGTCGGGCCCTTGTCCTCGTCTTCGTAGTGGTGTAGCGGCAGGAGTGCGTCTTCGCTGAGCGTCGCATTGTTCGCGCCCACGATGCCTGTGCCGGCTTCACTATAGAAGTCCACATCATACACTACATTCACTCCCATCTTGTCTGCACAGCGCCCAAACACCTCTTGAAACGTCGTGAGCTGTCTGTGCGCGGCATCTATCTGCGTGTAATAGTAGTATTTGAGCACGGTGAGCGGGTCGCACGCTTCCACCTCCACCACGTGCGGCTCGTCGGATATCGGCATAGACCACACCGAAGGCAGCACGTAGCCGTGGAAGATATCCTTCCCGTTTTTCTGGACATACACGTCGACCCCCATAGGGTCCGCAGTGTATAACCATGTAAGTAAGGAGGACGTTACGATTTGTATTTTGGCCGTCACACTCTTTACCGGCTTAAACACGTCGTCGTCATCCCCCTCATAGCTGAGCCGACACGGAGTGGGCCCCAAGGTCAGTGTCTCATCTTCCGTCAGGCTGCTGTCAGCGATGAGCACTTTGTAGATGCTCCCGCCACGCGCAACAAAGGTAGCCACATGATAATTCATCCCAAACGTGCCTCCCTGCGCGCATACTGCTTGAACGAGCCTACCAGCTCCGAGTTCTTAATCTTGAGCTCCACCGTCTGCACGGGCTGCTGTTCCGGCTGCCCTAAGACACTGTTAATCTTGGACAGTGGTATGATGGCCTCCGGACCGGCTTCGCCGAAGATACCCATCGTGGCCCGTGTCGCGATGCCGCCCTCCGCAAACTTCGGTATGGAGGCAATGGCAGCGATGATGGCAGCCAGGCCCGCAACACCCATAGCCACGCCCACAAACGGGATCGACGCATGAGCGGCCATAACGCCCGTGGCGGCTTCTTCCATCTGTGCGTTAGCCTTCAGCTTCGACGCTTCGGCGTCTGCCACCTTCATTCCCGTCGAGACACCTAACTCCGTAGCGTTTTCCGCTTCGCTCGTTGCCGCCACTTTCGTTGCGGCTGCACCGGTGAGCGTCGTCGCGTTGAGCGCTGCCTGGATGGTGTCGGCTTCTTGCGTCGTCTTGTTCAGCCGGTCGAAGATGCTGACGATGTTACTGATGGTCGTAATGGTGTTCACGAGCGCATTAGAGATGGCGAAGAAGGCCTCCAAGCCGTTCTTGGCGTTCTCTATGTTGTCACCCAAGTTCGCCCACGAGCTATAGAGGCTCTGTACGCCGCTATTCAGCGCCGACATAGCCTCCAGTCCCCCGCGGCCTATCTCTTCGTTTAGCTGCTCCGACTTGGCGCGCATGGCGTCCACCGTGTCGGCCCAGTCCGATTCCATCTGTGCCGCCTCGCGGTCCACCGTCTCTGCCAGGGTCATCGTGTCAGCAACATACGCGTCCAAATCGAAGGACGTGTCCTCCTCCGGCGACTCCGGCTTGAGGCTTCGCTTTATCAGGTTGATGCTGCGCGTATATTGGTCCACCAGCGCCTGTGCTGCTTGGCGTGCCTCGTCGGACGTCGCGGCTACAAGGGCCTGGTTTGCCGCTTTCAGTTGGTCTTGAAGCTGCCCCAAAGAGCCCGCATCATAGCTGGGGGCCTCCACCGGGGGCACCGACGGACTGATACTGCCCCCCTCGATACGCTTCGCCTGAAGGTTCAAGCGTCGGGTCAGGGCGTCGGCCTGCTGATTGATAGAGTAGTACGACTGTGCTTGCTTTCCCAAGCCCTCCAACTCCTCGTCGCTGTACTTGTTCAGCAGCGTATTGTAGATGATGGCTTGTTTGTATTGCGCGTTCAGACGCTCCATGCCGGCAGCCCGTGCCTCTTGGTCCACCAACGTCTCCGTCGTCTGTCCTTCGCCGAAGCCGTAGGTTGTCACACTGGACGTTGCCCTGTTGAGCTTCGCGACCTCCTCCTGATAGGCCTTATATTGCTCTCGCGCATACTGTTTCGCGGCGTCACGGCCTTTTGTGGCATCCACCGTAAGGGCGTCGTAGATGTCCTCGAACGAGATGGCCGAAGCCGCGATGCCCGTGTCGCGCGACACCTGCGCCGACACCGCCGTCGTGATGTCCTTACTGACCACGTTCGTGGCGTCCAGCATCTTCGAGATGCTTTCTCTGGCTTGATTCAGGGCCTCCAGGCGCACCTTCGGCTCTATCGTCGTGTCGTTGATGGTCACCATCAGATGCTGCACGTTGGCCGCCTCTCTGGCCGAGATGACGTTGTAGCTCATTAGTGCGTTGCCCAACTGGTCGAAGGCCGCATACGCCTCGTCGGCGCGCGCTATGAGGTCCGTCAGCCCGTTCTGCAAGTTCGTGAAGTCCCCGTTGGCGATGGCGTAGAAAAACTCGTTGACAGCCGTCGTGGCCTGCTGTTGCACAGATGCCCAGCGGTCGCCGATTTCCTGTGAGGAACTCATGACCCGATTAAACGCCTCCATGCCGCCCATAGCCACTCCTATTCCCGCCGCAAATTTCCCCACGACGCTCACGACGCCGTTAAACGCCCGCGTGCCTGCCTCCTGAAAGGCCGACACCTGACGCTGCGACTGCGCGAGCTTCGAGGTGAAGTCTGCGTTCTCGGCGAGTATCTTGATGAGAATGTTATTGGCCATAGTTTTGCTGCTTTATTCGTTCTTCCATGAGAGGTATCATAGCTCTTAAGGCTTCCAGCTCTTTAGCTTCCTCTTCGGCGCTCTTTTGCGGTTCCGGCTCTTCCTCCCAAGGAAAGCGGAGAAAGTCCTCCGGCAGGGAGGAACAGTGGCATGCCGCCACCACCCTTGCCACCAGCCGGGCCTGGTCGTAGCCTACACGCTGTCTACGGTTGAAGCCACGGACCAAGGCCGCAGCTTCCGGTATCGTCATCTGTGTCTTGAAGTATTCCGGCGATACGCCGCATGCCCCTACGCAGATTTCATACATCTCGACTACTGAGAGTTTTTTTTTGCTTCGTCCGTCGATGGGTCTTCGGGCCGCGACATGTGGTTGCGCTCGCTGAAGCGTGTTAACTCCGCCTGTAGGGCCTTGTCTAAGGCCGTAAACACCTGCGGGTCCTCGTCGCACGCGTCGATCAAGTCTCCGAACGTCAGCTCCAAGTCGTTGTCGGCGTTGAGCAGGCAGGCGTAATGGAGCTTCACGAGGTCCGTAAGGCTCGTCGAACCGTCCCACGCCTTACCCGAAAGGTGCTCAAAAATCATCTGAGCACCCAGGCCAAAGCGGTAGGACCGTTCGACGCCTTTTATCTGTACCTTTTCCATCGTCACAAATTAAACGGGAGCCTTTTCAATAACACCTTTCAGCACACTCGCGCCCTTGAACTTCACCGTGGCGGACGCCTTACCGTCCACGGGGGCGTTGACGCTGATGCTCTCGATGATTGCCGTTCCCTGGCGTGAGACGAATCCGGTAATGTAGGACGTACTCGCCCAGCCAGAAGACGGCTCCGCCTGTTCACTGCTGCCCACCGGACCGAAGACAAGATCCACCGTGTCCGCACTCAACATCGTCTCTATCAGCTCGTCGATATTCGTTCCGTTAGACGTGCCCACAAGGTTCTCCGTCGAGGCGGACCAATCGACATAGTCTACCTCCACTTTGGGACCTGGCGCGTCATCCTTGGTTCGTTCTTCAATCGTCTTGGACGTTAGCTCCAGGACCGAGTTCGTGGCGCAGGCGACGGCCTTGCTGTCTACGAACACCATCAATTGTTTGCCCTTTATTGTTGCCATATCAAATCGAAATTACATAATCCAGCCGGTTAATGTACTGATCTCCCGTCTCCGTATAATAGCACTCGCTCTCCACCAGTTGAACGTCCGCGTTCAACTCTTCGATATAGGCCGCGGGGAGCGTGTCTACAACCGTCTTGGCCAGTTCGGCCGCCTCTGCGTAGCTGCTGCCCGCACAGTAGAGCGAGAAGGAGCCGCCGCTGATGCTGACGCCGTCCTTGTTTCTGTCGTAGGTGAAGCGAACGTCCGTGTAGACCAGCCACGGCGTCGCCTGCGGCGTGGCCGTGCACAGCGGGAAGGCCTGCAACGGAAGCACCGAGTTCAGCCAGACGCCGATGTCATACGGATGGGAAATTTTAGCCATTTTCTGCCAGTTTGATAATAGATCGTTCCATAGTAGTTTGATATTTGACTAAGGCCTGCTGCTGTTTCGCTTGCAGTGCGTCGGCAAAGAAGTGCGCGCCCTCGATGCCGCCACGGTTTTTCTTGGCTCCCGTGAAGCGCTGCACTGTTCCCTTTTCCAGGGGCACTACCAGCCAGTAGCGCGACTCAACCGAGGCTCCTTTGCGCCTTGAGTTGCCGGCTCCGGCCACACGTTTGTACCCGATGCCCGCACCGCTACCGTCGCGGAATATCATCGTTCGGATGCCTCCGACCAATTCCGAACCGGGAAACCTCCGCCGGAAATTCCGCGCGGCTGCGTTCTTGATGAGCGACGCAGTCGGGCGGAATGACTTGCGGGATAGCGCCGAAATCTTCTTCGGGCTGAGCCGTGCGAACATGGCGTCTACAGCCTTGGTGTTGATGTCGATGCGGAGCGGTTCCATAGCTGTCTTCTGTTGTGCTTATTCGTTGATGAGTTCGGCCGCGATGGTCGTGCTTTGGTCTCTGAGGTCGTGCGTGATGGCGGTAATTTCAAACACTTGCCCACGTAGTTTCACTCTCATCGTCTCCTGCACGGAGCGGTCGTAGCGGATTTTGATAGCGCGAGTCTGAGGATACCACACCTCACCGTTCATGAGGGCCTTGCGGCCATTTTGCGCCGTGATTTGTGCCCGGCACGTCTTGTAGTCCACAAACGTGTTGACACTCTCTCCGTGCAACCCGCGCTCTTCCACGCGGCACATGATGACGATGATCTCTGTCAAAATTCCGGCCTGCATCTCTTCAAAACTTGATATAAGCCGTCAGCAGCCAGCCAATAGCAGTAGGCAGCACCTGCGGCGTGCCGAAGGTGACTGCCTCTCTGTTAGCGTACAGCGTACCGGCGAAGAGCTTCACCGCATGGGCCACGTCAGCGTTCAGCACCCCGTCCTGCGCCACCTCTTCCAAGGGGCGCTGCAGGTGGTTTTCAACGGCCATTTCGGCCGCTGTGCCTATCTCTTCCAAGTACCGATCATCCTCATGATGCTCGATATTCAGATGCTTGCGCAAGTCCGCTACGGTCAAATATCTCATACTACGGTTTTTTGTTTATCTGTTAAGCGATGGTCGCAGTGCCCAAGCCAAAGGCTTCAGGGCGTAAGGCCTGATAGGCGAAGTAGGTGTTGAGCACCACCTTCGTCACGTCGCTTGCAGCCCCCGTGAGGTTGTCCACCGTGAGGCGAGTGTTGCCGAACTGACCTACAAGGAAGTCCGAGAAGCGGCCGAACCCGACATATTTCGGACCCTTGGTCGCGTAGGTTGTGTTGGCGTTCTCGATAAATTCGGTCTCGAATACCGGGATACCATCAATCTTGTCGTCCTCGATGATGAACTTGCCGCTGCCCTCGTCCTTGGACGTCGCACGCAACGCGGCGGCCATTTCTGAGCTCATGACGTAAGCAAACGTACCATCGGCGATGACGCCCTTGGCACGCACCTTGCCACGCAACTGCTGCAATTCCTTGTAGGTCGGCACGGCTCCGGCAAACGTCACCTTGGTGCCCGGATTGACAAAGCAGCCCTCCGTGGCCAGCGCGCTCGTTTTCGTCGTGCTAAACATGGCACGGTTCAACGTGCGGATGACGCTCTGCGTAATCTGAGGCAATACCACCTCGTCCAAAATCACGTCGTCGCTCTGGTCAATGGCGGCGTTGGAGACCGGAACGGAGATGGCCAAGCGCTTCGGCTGCGGCACGAGCTTGTCCAGCGAGATCTTCGTGTCGTCGATGGCTACGGCCTCTTCGGCAAAGGATGCCTCCACTGCGGCCACCGTCGGCCACTTCTGCTCCCCCTTGAGGCCGGTCTTGAGCTTCAGACCAAGAAGACCTAAAATCAAGCCCTGCTCCAGCGGCTCGATAATCTCGTTGATAGTTACAGGCGTGACGGGGTCGACTCCAGCAGTAGTAATCACCGTGTCGGCGGCACGGAAGGACACGTCCACCATAGCCTCCTTCTTCGTCACCAGGCTGCGGATAGCTTCAGCCAAAGCGTGGCGACGCGTTACGAGGGTATATTGGCCCTCATGCCCGTTCGCACGCAAGTTCTCCATCTCTAACTGCGCCTCTATGGTTGCCACTTGTTGTTTCAGGTCGGCAAAAGCGGCCTGCTCTTCTTCCGTAAGGCTGCGGTTCTCACCCTTGGCCTTATCCAGAAGGCTGCGCATACGTTCCATGAGCGTATGACGCTGCTTCATTAGTTGTTCTCTTGTCATTGCTGTTGTAAATTGTTGGGAGTGTGAAAAATCTTATTTCATAAGGGCCATTTCGCCCTCTTCGGGGAGCATCCCGATGCGTGGCTCCTGCTCCGGTTGTGGCTCCGGCTGCGGCGCCTCCCAGGAGCGGGCCTCCACGCTCGTCTGCGTGTAGGCCGGCGTGACCACCGCCGAGACGTCATACAGCTCGTCGATATGCGTGACCGTGCGCAGCCGCGTGCCGTCCTCCTTGCGCGAATACTCCACCGAGCCAGGAGAGTAGCATGCAAAGCAGAAGGATGAGCCCGTGATGTTGCCCAGCCGGATGTGCTCGTAGAGGTCGCGGGCGTAACTGACGTCCGGGACCTCCGCTTCATAGCGAAGGCCCTTGTCGTCGATGGTGAGTGATAATGTCCCCTTCCCGTGGGTGCTACGCGCTATGAGCTGCTCTTGGATATGGTTAAACGTCAGCACGACGTCACTCTTGGCCAATAGCTCCGGAGTGACCGCCGCACGGTCGATAATTTCTATAAAGTTTTCGCCCCAGCCGGGGAGCACCTGGCTCTCCACACCGAAACGAATGGCGTAGCCCGAAATGACGTGAGCCGTCTCCCCGTTTTCACGGGTCCGCTCCTCTAATTGGGGCGCTTCGGGCACAGTGCGAATTTCTCTGTTACTTGTGGGCATCGTTATTCTCTGTTGTTGCGTTGTTGTTGGCTATTCTGTCTGTCAGGGGAACGACGTTGGCGCTGATGAGCGGCGTGTTGCCTCCGTCGATGGGCGGCAGGCCCTCCTTGCGGCGCAAGTCGTTGACGGTGAAAATACCGTTACCCAACATGCTGCTGTAGTAGGAAGCCTTCGTCGAGAGGTCCGTTGTGTACATGGGTTCGCGGCTGATGTGGACGCGATGCTTGCCCCATAGGTATTCGGGCACGAGCTTCGTCGTCAGTTCCTCCTCCATTTGGCAAAGCATCGGTTCCAACGTCTGCACCAGGAACATGAGCTGCGGGAACTCGCCGCTCTTGTAGGTGTTATTCGTCGATTCATAGACCAGCGACGGGTCCACGCGGAAAAACCGGCAGACGTCGCGCGTGCTCATGACCTTGTTTTGCAAGATTTCGGCGTCCTTGGGGCTCATGGTCATCTGCTGCCATTTCATGGCGCCCGGCAGCACGTGAATGAGCCGATCTTGACCTATCTCTTCCTCGATGCGCGTGCGCACCTCGTCCAGCTGCTTCGTCTGTATCTGGCCGTAGCCGGGCAGACCGTTCTCACCGCTGATGAAGCCCCCATAGCGGCCTCCGTTCTTGATTAGGTCGCCGGTCTCCTCGTCCGCTGCGCTGATCAGACCTAAGGCCATACCGGCCTGGCGCACAGTCGAGAGCCCCGACCGGCCTCCGTCCAGCCCCAAGTTGCGGAAATGCACAATTTCCGACGCCTGGAAACGTCCGTAGACGCCCGTGTATGGGTCGTTCACGGTGTACGTGTTCGTAAGCGTCTCGTGGGCCACCGAGTGGGGGTGTAATAGCTCCAATGCCACAACGTCACCCATGCTGTCACGGCGCGGATATAGGTACGCGTTGCCCGTGAGCAGCATGGCGACGATGGCCGACCGTATCAGTTCAAAGTGCGTCAGCGTAGCGTTGGGCTTGAGGCTTAACACACGATGGACCGCCGCGTCGGGGATTCTGACAAAACACTGATCTATCTCATTGAAACGCTGATATTCGATGGGGAGACGGGCGATGGTGTCCGAGACCAGCTTCACACAGCTGTAGGCTACGCTGATTTTAAGGGCACCCTCTTCGGAAGCCGCGCGTCCGATGCTGCTCAAAATGCTCTTGCGTAGCGACCCAACAGCAGCGCCCGAAGCCGTCACGGTCCGAGCGCTGCCCCTCTTGGAGTCTGCTTTGAAAATGTCGTTCAGTAGCTTATTAAACCACATAATCATCTGTGAAACACTTTACGAATCTTGAATTTGTTCTTGACGATTCAATACACACACATACGTTCGATGCAAGAATACTAACCCTGTCACTATTGGGCAAAATGCCTAAAAAGTGGGCACACTTTTTCGTCCTACTGCTCCTGTTTTGACCCTATTACGGCTAAATCCCCGAATAATTTAACGCACATTAACACCGCAATCAGCCCGTCTATCTTCGCGGAGCTTCCGTTGCAGACCTTGACTGGCTTGCAGTTGCCGTTGCTGTCCTTGTCCAAGATGGCGTTGCCAAAGCACCACGGGATGATCGGGTTCGCGTCGAAAATGATGGTCCGTTTGTCCACCAGTATCTCCATCTCGCCGACGGGCGCCGTGAAGTTGCTGCGCGTCTGACCCACCGAGCGCAACACTCCCTCCGCCCCGGCCGCCTTCAGCCTGTTTATGAGGTCCGTAGAACGGTAGGCGTCATAACCAATGGCCACCTGCATGATGCGGTCGTTGTTGCTGATGATGTCGTCGGCGATGACGCCGTAGTCGATGGTCTTGCCAGGTGTCAGTGTGAGCCAGCCGCCCTTGACCCACGTCGCGTAGAGCGCCGCGTTGGGGTGTCGGCCCATCTGTTCCTCCGGGAAATAGCAGTCCAAGTGGCAATAGAAGCGCCCCGTGTCCTCCCGATACCACATATACGCCACTGCGCTTAGGTCGTCGCTCACGGAGAGGTCCACGGCCACCGTACACGGCCACAGCTCGCCTTGCATCTCCTGCATACCTAACGGCTGCATCAGCGGATAGATGTCCGTCGCCGGTATCCACGTGCTCGTGTCGCCCTGCACGAACACGTTGAGCAGCTTCGTGCGGAACGCCTTGGCGTCTTCATAGCTGCGTTGGCTCTTCCGATACCACTGCTCGTAGAAGTCCAGCCCCACCGTGTAGCCGATGTGTGGGTTCACCTTGCGCCACGTCCGTGGGCTTCCCTCGTCGTCGCCCGGATCAGGACAATAGATGGAGGCAAAGACGCCGTCTTCAGGCTCTACGTCCTCCGTCGGGTCTATCTCCCGACGCAGCAGCTGCATGTAGTAGCCTAATTCGTCCGCAAACGGGCCTTCCGGCTTGTCGCTTGCCGTCGTGATTTCCACCGTCAGGGGGTTCAGCCTCGTTCCCATGGAGGTCGTCACGACGTTCTTCAGGTCGAAGCTGTCGGCCTGACTGATCTCGTCCGTGATGGAGATGCTTGCTTTCAGGCCGTCCAGTCGCCCCGGCGAATTGGCCAGACACTGTATGACGCTGTCTTGTCCCTTACACTTCACCTCGACCGTAGACGCCGAAATCTTAAAACGCCCCTGTCCGTTGTCCAAGAGTTTGGCCAGCTTGGAGATGACCTTGAAGCCAATGCGCGCCTGTGCGTAGCTGTTGGCCGTGAAGTAGGCTTCGGCGTCCTTGTCGCCCATCAGCGCGTCGTAGAAGGCCAGCGCAGCGCACACCGTCGTCTTGCCGTACTTACGAGGCACGAACAGCAGCACGTCCCGCGTCACCCTCTTCGGCGTGTCCGGATAGTAGAACCCCATGATGTTCGTAAACTGGAACACTTGGCAGGGGCTCATCTTGTACTTCGTCCTTCCCTCCGACCCCGGCAGCGGCAGGTTCTCGAAAAAGGAGACGAACTCCTTCACCTTCTTCGTCCGAAGCTCGTAGCGGTCCAGATAGCGTAGGAAGCGCAGGACGGCCAACTGCTCGTAGAGGTTGTGGTCGTCGCGATGGGTCATCACCTCCCGCACGTAGGCCTCAAGACGCCCGTGCGTCGTCGATCCAGGAATGTCGATGGCCGCGTCCACCGCCGCTATCTTGGCCCGATACGTCGCCTCCGTGCGCAGGCTGTAGAGCCTGTCGGAGACTTGGTCCTTCAGGGCGTCATATTTTGCCCTCTCAAGCGTTTTTATCATTGGTCCGGTAGTTTATTCGTCTTCTTGCTTTGCGTGGCTCATAAGGTCCTCAAATGGGTCGAGAGGAACTATTTCCGTCTCCTCTTGCCCTCCGTCGTCCTCTTCTTCGCCGTCTTGTGCCGATACGCGCGCCGCAGATTGGGCCATAAGCCCCAGACGCGTCAGCATCCCGGCCAGCGAGCGCGCCGCCTCCTGCATTCTCATGTACGCCGGGTGCGTCTCGTAGCGCACCGCACCCTCGCGCGACTGCGTCGAGTAGGTGATGCTGTCTAATTTCATGACGTCGGCCAGCGCTGCTTCGTATGCGGCGTACTGGATGGCAGCCATGTCAATGTTCACGGCCAGCGCCGGCGAATATTTCCCCGACGCCTGGAGCGTCTGTCGGATCCGCTTGCGATAATAGGCCATTTTGCGCTTCATGGCCGGCAGCACGGGGGCGTCCGTCCCCTGCGTCCGCTTGGCCTTCTTCGTCGTTTTCTTCATGTCTTGTCCTCCTATTTCCCCCATGGCCCACGGCCTTGGGTTCTTTTTTTTTCGTTGTCTTGAGGGGCCGTGGGTTTAGCGAATGGCCCCATGTTGAATTAAAAATCACTCCCCCTCTCGCGGCTTCGTGAAGCGAGCGAAGAAGGTGTTTATCTCTGCCTTGACGGCGTCCTGCACCCGTGTGCGGACGTGGCGGTGTGCGGCGTGATGACACTCCGTGCACAACGCCCTCAGGTTCGTTGGGTCGAAGGCCCTGCGAGTCATCTCTGCCTCCGTGCCGCCGCCCTCGATGGGTCTAACGTGGTGCACCTCCGTCGCCGGTCTCGTAATGCCCTGTCTGCGGCACTCTTCGCAGAGCGGGTGCATCGTGATGTAGCTGCGGCGCAGTGCCAGCCAGCGTGTCGAGTGTATGAGTGCCAGATAGGTCTTATTCTTGCTCATGGTCGTCTGTGTTGTGTGAGATGGTCCTCGTAGGCCACGCGCTCCATGTCGCGGAACATGTCCGCCACCTCGTCGTGAGGCGTCGCGGCGTCGCCGGGAACAGCTGCCACCATCGTGTGTTGCAGCAGTGAGGCGCGAAGCATGGCGTCCACCGTCGCGCGTAGCATGGCGTAGATGCTGCGGTAGCCGCCGCGTTGGGCCATTGCGGCCAGTTGGGCCATCTCTTCCTCCGTGACACGTGTCCGTACCAGAATGATTTTCTTCTTCATGCGTTGATATATTTTGCAATGCGCGCCTTCACGGCCGCAAGCAGGGCGTCCTGCGTTGCGCGTTTGCCTTGGAGCGCTTTCATAATATCCTCGTCGATGGTCCCTTTGGCCACCAGGTGAATGATGGTGACGGGGTGCTGCTGTCCCTGTCGGTGTAGTCGGGCGTTGGCCTGCTGATAGAGTTCGAGGTTCCAGTCCACACCATACCAAACGCAGATATGCCCTCCCATCTGCATATTCAGCCCGTAGGCCGTGGACGCAGGATGGGCCAAGAGCAGCGGGATACGTCCGGCGTTCCAGGCTTCCAACGTCTCTGCGCCGCCCGTGAAGAGCTTGGGCTCGTAACGCTCCAACGCCTGTAGTATGCGTTCCGCGTCGTGGCGGAACTGGTAGAATACCAGCACGGGGCTTCCTGCGGCCTCCATAATTTCGCGAAGCGCTTCCGTCTTCTCGTCGTGGATGCGATGCACGCCGCGCGCCTCGTCGTAGAGTGCGCCGTTGGCCCACTGTCGGAGCTTCACGGAGAGGGCCGCTGCGCTCGATGCCTCTATCTCTTCACCGTCCATCCGTGTCAGCTCCGTCCGCTCGAAGTCCTCATAGCCTTGGCGGACGGCCTGTGGCAGCTGCACCTCCTGCACCTTGTCGATGCGCTCCGGCAGCGTCAGGTAGTCCGCTGCCTTCATGGAAATGCAAATGTCGGAGATGGCGGCGCTGATGGCCTTGTCTGCGCCGGGGCGTAGGCGGTAGTCGTAGACGATGTGGCCATTGCCGCGTCCCGGAGTGAAGTACGTTGTGCGGAAAGCGCCTAATGTACGTCCCAGTCGCTCCCCTTGGTCCAAGAGGTAGATCTGCGGCCATAGGTCGATAAGACCGTTCGGCGCAGGCGTCCCCGTCAGTCCGACGATGCGCCACATATCGGGCCGCATACTGCGCAGGGCACGGAAGCGATGGCTCTGCGCGTTCTTGAAACTGGAGAGCTCGTCCAGGACTACCATATCGAAGGGCCACGGGTGTCGCCGCCTGTCGTAGAGGCTCACGAGCCAGGCCACGTTGTCGCGGCTCGTGACGTAGATGTCCGCCTCCGTCTCCAAGGCCTTCATGCGCTGCGCTTCGGGTCCCATG